CAGGAGTGGCAGACCTCATTATTGTGGCTCTCAATAAAATTGTGTTTGTTGAAATGAAAAAAGACAAAGGCAGGCAGAGCGAGAGCCAAAAGCACTTTGAGGAGCAGGTTAAACGGCTGGGGCATGAGTACTACGTTTGCCATAGCTTTGACGAGTTCCGAGAGGTTTGCAAAGCCTCATTAGCGGCTAAATAACAGCTACTTTCAAAAATTGACCTTAAAGGCGTGCATATATTGCACGCTTTTTTGTTACATTTGTGCCCAAAAACGAGGCAGGCAACGCAAATAATGGCAAGCCAGCCCCAAAAATGAGCGTATTATGAGCAAAAACGACCCCCAAAAAGAGCATGAGAGCCAGCAGGGAGAGGTGCTGCTGGTGACGGACATTGTGCTCAATGCAGAGAACCCAAGAGAGCAGACGGAGGAGGACATGCACAAAACGAGGCAGAGCCTGCTGGTCTTTCCCAAGATGCTTTGGCACAGAAAGGTAACGCTGAATGACAGAGTAAAGCGCATGGTGCTGGGTGGCAACATGCGTACAAGAGCCTTGCTGTGGATAAAGGATGCAAGCAGGCAGGAGCTGCTGGAGGAGCTGGAGCAGCAGCAAAAGTACCAGCGCATGACAGCCTATGAGCAGGAGCAGCTGCTGGAGTTTTGGCTAAAGTGGCAGCAAAAGCCAGTTGTGCCAGTGGACTACACACCCGAATTTACGGAGGAGGAGCAGCAGGAGTTTGTCATTAAGGACAACCTCTCGTTTGGTAACTGGGATTGGGATATGCTGGCAAACCAGTGGGATGAGAGCCTGCTGGAGAATTTTGGGCTGGATGTATGGCAACCCGAAAAAGAGCAGGGCAACGGCAACAGCTCCAGCGGTGAGCAGCACGGCAAGCTGGAGGATAAGTTTGTAGTGCCCCCATTTACGATACTTGACACACGGCAAGGCTACTGGAGAGAGCGCAAAGCGGTGTGGAGGCAGCTGATACAAGACTTTGGAGAGAGCAGGGAGAACAAGCTGGCAGATGGTGCAACAAACGTGATGGCAACCATTAACAGCGGTGTGAGCCTGCTTGACCCAGTTATGGCAGAGCTGGTTTGCAGGTGGTTTGGCTTGCAGGGCGGCAAGGCTTTTGACTGCTTTGCTGGTGATACCGTCTTTGGCTACGTGGCTGCTACGCTGGGCATGAGCTTTACTGGCATTGAGCTGCGAGAGGAGCAGGCAAGCCTTAACAATGAGCGTGTGCAGGGCATGAGTGCAAGGTACATTTGCGATGATGGGCAGAACGTGGCAAAGCACATTGCAAGGGAGAGCCAAGACCTGCTGTTTAGCTGCCCACCTTACTACGATTTGGAGGTGTACAGCGATTTGCCAAACGATGCAAGCAACCAAGGCACGTATGAGGAGTTTTTGGAGATACTGCGCAATGCCTTTAATGGTGCTGTGCAATGCCTAAAGCAAAACCGCTTTGCAGTGGTTGTGGTGGGTGATATACGCAGCAAGGAGGGCTTTTACTATGATTTTGTGGGAGATATTAAGCGCATGTTCAAGGAGGCTGGTATGCCTCTGTACAACGAGTGCATTATTGTTGAGCCTATTGGCACGCTGCCACAGCGTGTTGCACGCTACATGCGCAACCGCAAAGTGGGCAAGTGTCACCAAAACGTGCTGGTCTTCTACAAGGGCAACCCAGCGGAGATAGCTAACAACTACCCTGCCATTGAGTATGATCCAAACGAGCTGCTGGAGCTGGCAGGTGAGAGCACAACAAACGAGAGCGAGGAGGAGTAACAGATGCAGGCAAGGATATGGAATAACAGCACATGGGTGAGTGAGACTGACCCTGCTGTACTGAAAGAGTTGTTTGATGAGCTGCTGCGTGCTTGTGGCTTTAAGGTGCTTAACTACACAGAGCACCATTTCCAGCCACAAGGCTTTACTGCGCTGTGGCTGCTGGCAGAGAGCCATTTCGCTCTCCACACGTTCCCCGAATTTGGGCGCACCTACATTGAGCTATCAAGCTGCAACCCCGAATACTTTGAGCAGTACATTGAGAGAACCAAAAACATGACATAAGTATGGCAATAACTGGAGCAGAACTTAACAAGAGGCAGAGGCAGAAGGCAAACCAGCTAAAGGAGGCACGGCTGCAAATTGTGAGCGAGCTGTGGCTAAAGGGCTGGAGCTGCCGAAAGATTGCAGAGGAGGCAACCAAACGGCTGCAAACCGCCAAGCCTATCAACCAAAGCACCATAAAAAAGGATAAAGACCTGCTGCTGCGACAATGGCATGAGGACAACATGGGCAACGTGGAGGACTGGGTGCAGCTGGAGCTGGCACGCATTGACGAGTGCATACTGGAGCTTTGGAAAGAGTGGGAAAAGAGCAAGCAGGACACTACAAGGCAGGAGGCACAGAAAGAGGAGGTGCTGCTGGCTGGTAAGGAGGGCAGCGATGGAAAGAGCGGAAAGCCCACAAAGCTGCCAGTGACCAAAACCAAACAAAAGCAGAGCCTTGTGCAGGGCATGGGCAATGTAGCCTACATTGTGGAGATTAGGCAGCAGCTCATGGAGCGCAGAAAGCTGCTGGGGCTGTACCAGCCCGAAAGGAGAGAGGTAACTGGCAAGGATGGAGCACCACTGAACCCAGCACCAGCAGGCAACTGCCCAATTAACGTGGAGGATTTGACAGAGGAGGAGCTGGAGGTATTGTATCACATAGCACACAAGAGAGATAAGCATGAGCAAGATAATTAAGTGGTTTACAGAGAGCAATAGGTGGAAACACCTGCTGGGAGGCATTGCAGTTGGAGCTGGAGCAAACAGCTGGTACTGCGCTGCCTATGCTGGCATTGGTGTGGCTGGAGCTTTGGAGTACAAGGATAAGGCATGGGGCGGCTCATGGGATTGGGTGGATTTCACACTTACCATAGCTGGCTGTGCCATTGGGCATGGTGTAAGGACACTGGTATTGTAATGGCAAGCAACACGCTGGGTAACATAAAGCTGACGGATGAGCTGCTGGATAAGGCGCAGGCTCTCATGTGTCGTAAGCGTTTCTACTGCTTTGTAGAGACGTTTTGGGACACCATTATCAGCGAGGAACCAGTGTTTAACTGGCATATTGAGTACCTATGCGGAGAGCTGCAAGAGCTGGCTTACTACATAGTGAACAGACTGCCAAAACCGCATGACCTCATTATAAACATACCGCCTGGAACTACAAAGAGCACCATTGCCACAATTATGTTCCCTGCATGGCTGTGGACACAAGACCCAACGCTGCGCATTATCTCCAGCTCATACAGCCAAGATGTGAGCATAGACCAAGCGCAAAAGAGTAAGGATATTATTGCCAGTGAGAGGTATAGGAGGCTGTACCCCGATGTGGTAATACGTAGGGATAAGAGCGGCAAGGGCTTTTATGGCAACACGGCTGGTGGTGAGCGTTACGTAACGAGTACTGGCAGTGCTGTTACTGGTAAGCACGCACATGTGATAATAAACGATGACCCGCAGAACCCAAAGCAGGCAGAGAGTGAGCCATTGAGGTTGCAGGCTGTGGAGTTTACCAAAACGCTCTCAACACGTAAGGTGAACAAGAAGAACACTCCAACAATTACCATTATGCAGAGGCTGCATGAGGAGGATGTTACTGGCTACCTGCTAAAGCGCAAAGGTGAGCGCATTAAGCATATATGCCTGCCAGCGGAGGTGAGCGACAACGTGCTGCCAGTGGAGCTAAAGGAGAGGTACGTAAATGGGTTGTTAGACCCAGTGAGGCTGGATGCTGATGTACTGGCAGAGGCAAGGGTTGATTTGGGCACAAGAGGCTATGCAGGGCAGTATGAGCAGAGACCTGCAAGCGCAGAGGGTAACATTGTGCAGCGTAAGTGGTTTGGCTTTATAAGCCGTGCCCAGTTTGAGGCAATAAGGGGCGCAGCTCCTATGCACTTTTGGCTTGATACAGCATACAGCGAGAAGAACCGCAAAACGGACAACGACCCAAGCGGCATACTGGCTGCGTGCAAGATAGGCAGGCAGGTGTACATTTACCATGCGCAAAAGGTGTGGAAAGCCTTTCCCGACCTCATACGCTACCTGCCCGAATACTGCAAGGCATGGGGCTACAACAAAACGCACAGCACGCTGCGCATTGAGCCAAAGGCAAACGGCATAAGCGTGGTTGACCAGCTAAAGGACAGCACAGACTTGAATGTTACCAAAACACCAACACCAACGGACAGCAAGGCTACGAGGCTGGCAACATGCAGCCCCAAAATAGAGTGTGGCAGGGTTGTGCTGGTTGAGGGTGATTGGAACGAGGACTTTTTGGAGGAGGTTTGCGGTTTCCCATCACAGCTGCATGATGAGTACGTGGATGTGCTCTGCTACTGCATCCAGTACTACCTCATTGATGAGCTGGAGCTGCCAAAGGGCATAAGCAAGGCATCCTTTGTAGGGCTGCTATGAGTATAACAACAAAAACATATTAACAAGTTACGCACATGGGTATTTTTGATTTCATTTTCAGCAAGCTCAAAACCTCTATTGGCTACCAGCAGAGTTTTGAGGAACTGGTGCAGGCAGGCAACGTGTCTGCTGCGCTGGCACTAATGAGTAACGATGAGCTGCAACAGCGTGCAGCCATTAAGGAGTACGAACTGGAAACGCACCCAATTATGCAGAGGGCAGACAAGGCAATCTTTGACAAAGATGGGCATTTCAAAGGCTGGGTTAAGCGGTGGAAGCTGCCTCTCTCCTATGCAAAGTACATTAACGAGATTGCCGTGGTTTTCATCTATGGCAGACCAGTGCAGTGGGTGCAGAGCAGCAAGGGCACGGATGATGCCTACAAGTGCTTTACGGACTTTATGGAGCAAAAGCACTTTGACAGCAAGATTAGGCAGGCAAAGCGTTTGGCAGGCAGCGAGACCAAGAGCGCACTGCTTTTCCACACCTTCCAAAACAAAGAGGGCAAGGCTGACTGCCTCATTAAGGTGCTGGCAAAGAGTTTGGGCGATGATCTATACTACATAAAAGACCAGTATGATAGGCTGGTGTACTTTGCAAGAGGCTACTGGCTGCGTGAGAAAGGCAGCAAGAGCACGTACTTTGTGGATATTTACACGGATAAAGTGGTTTACCACTGCAAGCGTGGCGGCATTGGCTGGGAGGTTGAGCAAGAGCCTAACTTTATAGGCAAAAAGCCAGTGATACTCTTTGAGCAGGAAAAGGAATGGGATGGAGGCACACCGCTCATGGAGAGGCAGGAGTACATTAAGAGCCGTACTGCTGATGTGAACGATTACATTGCCG